CCACCCTGTGGTCCACCACGGCATCTGCGGACCCGATCAGCGACCTGCAGATCTGGAACCAGTACTACGTCGACACCAACGGTGTACCCCCGGGCGCCCTCGTGGTGTCGACCACTGTGCGCGGCTACCTGATGCGCAACGCAGCGATCCGGGCGATCGCCTCCACGGTGTCCGGGACTCCCACGATCGTCTCCCCGGAGAAGATCCAGGAGATCCTCAACGCCTACGACCTCCCGCCCCTGTTCGTGTACGACGCCCGGGTGAAGGTCAACGGCACGGCCACCCGGATCGTCCCGCAGAACATCGCCCTGCTGCTGCCCCCGCCGGTCGCCCCCGACGACTTCGAGGGCACCCAGATGGGCGCCACGTTCTGGGGCACCACCGCCGAGTCGCTCGACCCGTCCTACGGGCTCGAGGCGGGCACCGAGGCCGGCATCGTCGCCGGCGTCTACCGCGAGGAGGACCCGATCGCGGTCTGGACGAAGGCGGCGGCCATCGGGCTGCCCGTCCTCGCCAACCCCGCGATGTCGATGGCGGCGACGGTCGCCTGATGCGAGTCCTCGCAGCGAACGTCTGGGTGGACGACACCTTCTACCCGAAGGGCTCCGTCCCGGCCGAGGACGTCGCGGCCCGGATCGGCGACCACGCCTGGGAGGAGATCCAGGTGTTCGAGCCGGCCCCGGCCACGGCCGCCATGGTCGACACCTCGCAGGACGGGTCCGGCATCACCGATGACGATGGTGATGGCGACGACTCGGGCGACGGTGAACCGCCGGCGAAGCAGCCGGTCGGTACGCCGCCGCCGTCCTCCGGGCCGAACGCCTCGGCCAAGGCCTGGGCAGACTACGCGCGAGCCAACGGCGTCGATGTCCTCGACGACGCCAAGCGCGCCGACGTCATCCAGGCGTTGACCGACGCCGGCATCCCGGTCGAGTAACAGAACGGGGAGGGACCGCTGTGGCTGCACCCCTGGCCAGCTCCGCTGACGTTGCGGTGAAGCTGCAGCGGTCCCTGTCCGCTCCTGAAGCGGCCGCGGCCGACGTCTACATCCGGGAGGCTAGCGCCCTCCTGCGGCGTCGAGTGGCCGGCTTGGACACGATGCTCATCTCCGGTGACGTCGACCCTGACCTCGCTCGCGGCGTCGTCACGGAAGCAGTGGTCCGCGTGCTGCGGAACCCCGCGGGTGTCTCAGCCCAGACCGTCTCGGGCGGTGGGGGGACCGAGACTGCTTCCTGGGGGGCCTCCCGAGCGGTCGGTCGGGTCGTCATCACCGACGACGACGTGGCCCTGCTCACCCCGCTCACGTCCGACCCCACCGTTGGTGGAGCAGCCATCGGAACCGTCACGGTCCGGGGCCCCTGGTGGGTCGAGACCGCTACCTGGCAGGAGAAGATCCCGCCCTGGGCGCCCGCCCCGGTCCGGCCCTACACACCCGGCGGCGAGGACCTGTAGTGCTCGCCCCGCTGCCAGCCGGCCGGGAAGTCACCGTCCTGCGCTCCACGAAGAACGGCCGCGACGCCTACGGCAACGACACCTGGTCCAGCACTCCAGTCGTCTACCAGGGCTGCGCAGTCTTCGACGGCACCTCGGTCGAGGACGACGCGAACCGCACCACCATCATTACGACCTGCACCGCGCTTCTGCCCTCCGAAGCAATCGTGACCGCACTCGACAAGGTCCAGCTCGACGACGGCACGGTCTGGGCCATCGACGGTGACCCTGGCCAGCCCCGCTCCCAGATCACCGGCGCCACCGGGGGAGTCTGGGTCACGCTGCGAAAGGTCACCGGATGAGCCGCTACGAGCACGACTACGAGGCATTCGGGAAGGCCGTCCTGTCCGCGCCCTGGATGGTCGCCGAGATGGACCGCCGCGCTGCCGCCGGAGCAGCCCGGGCCCGTGCCGTCGCCCCAGTCGACGAGACCGGAGACCACCCCGGCCGCTATCGGGACTCCATCACCCACGAGTCCGGAATCCGCGAGGAGACCGGCCGGTACAAGTCCCGCGCCGTCGGCCGCGTCATCGCGGCCGACCCCGCCGCGTTCCACATCGAGTTCGGCACCTCAGACACGCCGGCCCACCGCACCCTGGGCCAGGCACTCGACGCCATGGGAGGCACCTGATGGGCACCCGTATCCGCTGGGCATTCCACGCCCTGGACCACAGCAAGGTCGGGACCGTCGAAGAGGTCCCCACCGAGGACGTCCCGTGGCTCATCCAGTGCGGCAACGCTGTCCTGGCTGACCCCGAGCCCGTGCCGGCCGAGGAGACCCAACCGGCTGTGGCGCCCCCGGTCATGCCCGCACAGGCCAAGCCAGCGGTCCCCGCGCAGGCAGGTCCTCCGCTTGACGCGGACCCGGATGCTGGCCCGCGCGCCAAGCGCGACTGATGTACCCGCCGGTCTCGCTGCTGCTCGTCACCTGGCTGGCCGGCCAGTTCCCCACCGCCCGAGTCGCCACCGATCTGCCCGAGGACCTGTCCGAGCAGCTCCCGGTCATCCACGTCCGCCGCTTCGGCGGCTCAGATGCTGTCCTGACCATGGACCTCGCCAACGTCGACGTCGACGTCTGGCACACCGACCTCACGTCCGCCGAAGAGACCGCACGGCTCGTCAGGGTCGCGCTACGCATCCAGCTTCCCGGCGTCACCGTGACCGCAGGCAGCGTCAGCGGCACGTTCGCCCGGGTAGAGACGATCTCCGCCCCCTCGGAGCGACCGGCTACCGACCGCGGCTCGCGTGGCTCGGTCCGAGCCGTCGGTGTCGACGTCCGCCGGATCGGCGCCGCGTACCGGTTCGCCGTGCACTCCCACTAGCCAGGGCCCCAGCACCACCCCGAAACCCCGCGTCCGCCCGGTCGTCGGGGCCGTCACCATGCCCGAGGAGGGCCCCAGCGATGGGTATCAACGCAGCCTACGTCCTGGCCGGTATCGCGGCCGCGGGCACGTCCGGCGCCGAACTGGCGTGGTTCGGTCCGACCGGCACCACTGCCCCGGTCGACTCGACCACCGCGCTCGCGTCCCCGGCCAACGAGGTCCAGACCATCACCATCACCGGCACGCCGACCGGTGGCACCTTCACCCTGACCTACGGCGGCCAGACCACCAGCGCGATCGCCTTCAACGCGACCGCGTCCGCTGTCCAGGCTGCCCTCGTGGCCCTCACCAGCGTCGGCTCCGGCGGCGTGACGGTCTCCGGTGGCCCCGGCCCGGGAACCCCGTACGTCGCCACCTTCGGCGGCCTGCTCGCCGGCATGAACCTGTCCAACATGACCGCGACCGGCACCTTCACCGGCGGCACGACCCCCGCGATCGCCGTCACCGAGACCACCCCGGGCGCATCCGGGTTCAGCTCGGCCGGTCTGATCTCCGAGGACGGCATCACCAAGGCCGTGAAGGACACCAGCAAGGACGTCCGCGCCTACGGCCTGTCCGCCCCGATCCGCAAGATCGTGACTGCGGAAGAGGTGTCGTTCCAGGTCAAGTTCCTGGAGACCAACAAGGTCAGCCAGAGCGTCTACAACCGCCTCCCGCTCGCCGGCACCGGCACGGTGGTTCCGTCTGGCGGCGCCTTCTCCGTGACCGACGGCACGTTCCGCGCCCAGCGGTACGCCTTCGTCTGCGACTGCATCGACGGCGCGAACCACATCCGCATCTACTGCCCGTCCGTCGAGGTCACCGACAAGAACGACCAGGTCATCAAGGCCGGTGAAGTCATCGAGCACGGAGTGACCCTGACCGCCTACCCGGACGCCTCCGGGGTCGCGGCGACGACCTTCTACCTGATCCCCGGCCTGACCTGACCCCTGAACGCGGCGGCGGCACCGCTCCCTGGCAGGTGTCGCCGCCGCTTCAACCACCCACGCCAGGGAGTCCAGGGAGAACCGCACCATGGCAACTGCACGCGCACCTCAGGACCGCAAGCCTGCCCAGCCGCGGGTCCGCCGGCCCACCGCCGCCGAGCTCGCATCGCTCGACGACACGCTGGCCGAGACCGCTGCCGAGCAGTCGGACGGAGCCCTCATCGTCCCGCTCGGCAACAAGAACATCACCGTGCCCCGCGCCGGTTCCTGGCGGTCCTCGGGGAACACCGCCCTGAACCGCGGCGACTTCGACCTGTGGGCCGAGAAAGTCCTCAGCCCGAAGGACTTCCAGACCTGGCAGGACGTCGACCCCACCATCGACGAGGTCAACGACTTCTTCGCCGCGTGGGGAGAGCTGTCCGGGATGCGCCTGGGGGATTCCTCGCGCTCCACGCGTTCCTCGAGGAGCACGCGGAGGCGGTAGAAGCCGACCTCACCCGCTGGTACGCCACAGACCTCCGGGATCTGTGGCGGCCGGCGGGCGGACAGTCCCGCCTGACCTACCGCCGGGTACGGGTCTTGATCGACAACCTGCCGCCAGAGTCAGCGACCAAGACGAAGATCCGTGACCGGATGTCGTCAGCAGACTGGGACAGTCTGCCGCAACCGACCGGCTGGGGCCCCTGGTCACACACCGATCATCTCCTGGCCGGCCTCGCCGACCGAATCTCCTGGCTGACGTTCGCGGTGGTCACCTCCAGCGGCGGCAAGCCCAGCGAGCCCATGCCCATCGAGCGGCCTGGGGTCGGCCTGCCGCGCTGGGAAGCCGC